ATGGGTGAGGGGGAGAAGTAGATTACACGCCCCCTCGGTCGTGTCATGGAACTGGAGTGAAGGTAAACTTCTCGGGGGACTGACAACCCCCCACTCCAAGTAAAACGTGTTCGCATCTACTAGGCTTGCACGCGTTACCAATGAAACCCAATGTCAGTCCCGATTCTGTGTTTGTCTGCGCCGTTTCTTGAAAAAGTATTTGATGACCTGAAGGCTAACATTAAACCGCTCGGCAATCTCCCGCATCGACATGCCCTGCCCGTGCAGCACCAGTGTTCGGCGCTCATCAATCAATGTGGGCTTGCGCCCACTCCCAGGTCTTGCTCCACCTTTCATGTAACTTCCTTTGGTTTGCGTGCGTCAACGCAGGGCTTGCACACGTATTTGTGAAGCCCCATCTGTAGATTTATGATGCACCCTTTTTCTGGCACGGATTGTTTCTGGCACCTCCAGCACAATTTTCCCTGGCTGTGCATCCAGGTGTTGGCCTCGCGTGTCATCTTCGCAACGTCAGCGGCTTGCGCCAGCATATTGAAGGCGGTGTTGCCCTTGCCTTTGTGGTCATCCCATTTGCTCATGTGTTCTTCTCCTTGAGTTTGGCTTCTGCCCATAAAGCGCCCAAGAGCAAATAAGCTCCGTGGTCGTCTTTCTTGGCTTGAAAATCAATTTCATCATCCGTCAGCCCTACCCACTCACCCTTTGGATACAAAGGCCACACCTGACCCAGCGGCGTAAACAAGGGTGAGTCTCTGTCTGTGCTGACCACGCCGTTGCTTGGGTCATACCATGCTGTTGGCTTATCCATTATTCTTCTCCTTGAGTTTGGCTTTGATTGCGTCAGCAATGTCACCGCCCGATAAATCCCAAAACGTCCAAACTTTTTTTTGCTGTGATGGCTCTGTGCGCTGTGGTGGGTGGGTGTAGAGGGGCGTATGAATTTCGCCGACTGATTGCTCATCAAAGTGCAGTTCTTGTTCTCCGTTTTCAAACTCAACAAGCCACGCCACAGGCTCTTGCTCTGTGCGCTGTGGTGGGTAGTTGTTGCTACTGCAAGCCACGCATTCATAAAGCACCTCTGCTTTGCATTCAGGGCAGGCAGGCGCTGTGCGCTGTGCCAAGGCTTCTGCCGCTTGGCTCAACAACATGATGTCAGACGCATCAATCTTGATGCCTTCATGCCACCCCTCGCTAAACCTTTTTGCCATTGCTTTTTTATCAGTCATGCTTGTCCCCTTGCTCTGAGGGCTTCAGCCAACCCCTGTATATCGTAGTCGGGCCATCCATCTGCTACCTTTGCACACGCCTCACGCTCTGCCAAGACTGCTTTCTCAAGCCCAACAGCGAGCATGTTTTGCATGGCATCCAAGACCTTCTGTGCCGCCTCGGTCACATCAACGCCATCAGCCACCTCAATGCGCCTGTCTGCCGTGATACGCATCACCCAACTTTGGTTGATTCCCTTGTAAAAAGAAATTGTGCTTGGCTCTGAGATTTGGTTCAGGTTGTACTCTTGGGTCTTGTAGATGTATTTTTCTGGGTCTGTGGGGTGGTTTTTAAGTGGCATTTTGCTCCCTCGCTTTCAACATTGCGTCTGCCAATGCGTATGCACACTCAGCTAGGTCAGCGTCAGGCATCGTCTTTGGTAAATTGCCGCTTGCAAGCATCCCTTGCAAAACCCTTGCTGCAAAGTAATCCCGCAGATCCATGCCATCGTCTTCCCTCCAAAATGCATTTGGAAATGCCTTGGGCACTTTGGGGGGCATCTTCATTTTCTGTTCCATAATTTGTTTCTTGCGCCAGCCGCTGGTGTGTTCCCATTGGCCCTGCTTCAAAGCCAACTGCTCAAATGCTTCGTCTTCTTCGTTCATGTGTTCTTCTCCTTGCGCTTAACACGAATACCATTACCAATAATTTCAAAGCGCCACATATCAATGCAGTCTTCAAAATCACAAATCTCCTGCTGTGTCCAAACTCCAATCTTGTGGTAAATCATGCCTTCACCTCAATGTTTTTGTATATATCTGCGTATTCCTTTGCCCATTCCTCGGGCGGTACACCCGCCGTGCGTCCTGCGTCTACCACTGCAACCATTGCTCTCAGGAACTTCACCCGCTCCACTTCGGGCAGTGCAAGAACATATTCTTGTAGCGTCATTTGTCCCCCGGTGGTGTAGCGTGTACCACTGCCTCAAGGTATTTCATTTCAGTTGCGTTCATGGGCCGTCCATGCTCCTGTTTAAATTGGTGTAAAAAACTACCCAGCCGAATTGACCGATCAAACAATTCACCTACGTCAGCGCACCCAGATGCTTTGATTAACGCTTCAGTTTCTTTTTTCATCTGTCCCCCCTCTCGCTCTCGTCCATCCAGAACCACAGGTGAACAAGGCCAAAAAACACAAGGCCACCCACCATAAACCCAATGAACCCCAAGAGGATTGTTGTTACGATTGTTTCCATTCAACCTCCGAATATTTTTTTCAGCTCATCATATAACGCACGAGCTTGTTTGACACTAAGGGAAGTCAGCAATGCGTCAATATCATCCACATTTTTTGTCTCCACAACAAGTGTGGCAATACCTGCTGGTGCTGGCTGTTTCTTGGTTTGTTTTGGGCGGCGGTTTGCTAGTGTCTTGGCGGCTTTCAACGCCTTATATTCCTTAACAAGTGCGTGGTACTCGCCGTGTTGGGTCCTACGCACTATGTCGTTACGCACCATCTGCCCTAGCAAAGACGTTATGGAGGACTCTTTGTAATCTTTGTTCTGGAACTGCATCCCGTTGACAACGAGTTTGGCAGTCAACCCCGGGTTGTTCTTCACATAATCAAAGGTGGCGCGGGACACGTTGGTGGTTGTCTTGAAGTATTCTTTCATGGGTTTCTCCTGTTGAGGTGGTTTGTCGGGGGTTTCCCATTCGTTTAATGCGCTACGCAAAGCGGTCTGTATGTCAGGCATGACCGTTTCCTTTCTTGTTGATGGTGGTTGCAAGAAGCCACTTGCTTCCCACTGTGCGTATGGCTTTGACCCAGGCACGTTGGTTGTGGCGGTTGACTGAGCGCGGCGCGTAATCTACGTTGTAGAGACGCCGCACTAGGGTTAGTGCGGTGATGTTCATAACTCTCCTTAAAAGTCAAACTTATTGAGAATGGCGTCAACGTTTTTCTTGACGTCTTGGCGGATAGCCTCGTTCTTGCGCAGTTCGACAGGCGTGACACCAACCAACAACTGCTCAAGTTCTTTACGCGCTGACTCGAGGTCCATGTCTCCGGTCACGTTGAGCGCCTTGGTTAAGTCGCACAACTCCAGCGCACCATCTACGAGCGAGTCATGGAAGCGGCGAGTCTTTGCCTCACCCGCCACGTAGTCGGTGGTTAGCCTGTCGGACATGCGCTTGAGGTGTGTCCCCAGACGTGCACGTACGTCAGCCATAGCGGCATCGATGCGCTCTTGAGTGAGTGCATCCAGCTTAGCCTTAAGCTCTGCTTGCGCTTGGTTGCCAACGTCTACACGCAAGTCACCTGACACAGGCACAGGCATGTAGTTAATGCGGAACGAAAACTTGGTCATGATCTCGTTGGCGGTGGGGTAGTCATCTCTCCTAAACATGTCACCCAAAGCCATCGCTTGTGCGGTGATGAGCGTGGGGTAGATGGTCACGAAAGACTTGACGAGAGCGGCGATCTCTTCATCGAAGTCATTCATGCGCTCAGTGAACCGCATGAAATTGACAGTGGGCAACAGACGCAGACCCGAGTCAGACCAAGGCAACGTGCTGTCGTAAACGAACTGACGAGCACGCCCGACAGCTTGCTGGATAACGTCCAACTCAGTGCGCCCTGCAAGCAGGTGCTTGTTGACACGAGCCGCATCTTTAGCGGCGGCATGCTTTGATGCCACCACTTCGTCAGTGGTTGACCTGTCCAGCTTGCGTGCGGTCCACACAGAGGCGTTGAATTCCACCAGCATAGCGCAGGTGTCGAGGTTGTGGCGAGGTGTTGTGTTCATGGTTAGTTCCTTTCAGGTTACTTGGTTGAGAAAAAGATTTTGTGTTCAGCGAGCATCTTGCCGAACGATGCCAATGTCGCAAACATCGCAACGCGTTGAGATGTAGCAACTGTGTTGCAGAAGATCGATTGCATCTCTGCACGCATACGCCATACGTACGTGACGATGGCATCTGCCTCTGTCCTGTCCGCTACACGTGAGACGAACTGGAATACTTGAATCAACTGAGCCGTGGGGTTGTCAGACAGCGGTGCGTTGGCTGGGTCTTTGATGACACGTGAGTAGTCACAGATGTCACGACCAAACCGAATGAAGGACGCCATCGCCGCCGCAGTCGTAGCACCCACAGTACCAACGAGCGCCGCCTCCAACGTGTCGTCATCGAGCACACCCAAGCCAACGTCAAGAATGTCAGCCGCCGCAACCAACGAGCGCGGCGATGCGTACGCCTGTTGCGTAGACTTAGGATTGAACGGCATGCCGTTGTCCTTGGACATGTCCTTGCCCTCGAACAAGCCGCCCTTCTCGTAGTCCATGAATGAGTGCATGACCATTGGGTTGTTGCTAACGAATGCGATCACCATAGCGTTGATGCCCGCATCGGTTGCCCACTTGACCCACTCTTCTGCGGTGGACTTACGCATCTTGACGAACACTAGACGATTACGCAGGTGCGCCTGTATTGAATCACCCAAGCCCTCTATCGCAAGGTTGGTGAAGCACACGACAACGCTTTGCTCAGGCATGTGGAAGTTACCAACACGGCGCTCGTAGATGATCGGGGCAAGCACGTTCTTGATGAACTGCGGAGCCTTGGCGATCTCATCTAGGCCAACGAGTATGGGAGTACTGCCGTTGACACCACGTTGATTGAACTTCGATACACCGAAGCGCTCATTGGGAAGCTCACGAGACACGCCGTTCTCACGATCAAGGTCAGGCATCCACACCGAACCATCGGACAGTTGAGTGCAGTCGATGGGGTCAACGGCGATGTGGTTGGCAAACTTGGGCATGCGCTTGAGTGCGTGAAACAGAGCGGTCTTGCCGATGCCGTTCTCACCCTCAACGATTACTGTGCGCTTGTGTCCAACAGCGGCAACGAGAGACAGGACTTGTGCGTGATTGAGAAATTGGTTCATGGTTAGTTCCTTTAGGTTGGTTGATTACAGAGAGATACGCAAGAGTTTGCCGTGAGTGGGAACGAACGAGTCGTTGTCCACTATGCCCCACAGAGACGGCATTGGGGTAACTGGGTCTTGGCATCCGAGGTAGCCATCGGATAACCAAACGATTCCTATCGCATTGATCTTGTGCTTGTTGATGTAGTCCACAACAACGTGCGGAGTAGTACCACCGCCGCCCTTGGGTTGCATGAGTGTGGCGATCTGCTCGTAGTCAGTAGGCTTGAATGACTGGTCACCACACACCGCATCGTCCCACCACAGCACACGCACAGCAGACGGCTTGACCTGCTGACACATGCGTGCAATCTCACCGAACAACAAGCGGTAGTGGGGGTACATCGAACCAGATGTATCAGCGGCAATGATTAACTCGCCGACTGATTCAGTGAAGTGCGAGGGCATGACAAAGCCAGAGGCAAGCATGCGTTTGTTGGGCGGTGAGAACCTAGAATTCTCGTCCCCTGTGGACACGCTGGTTATCCACGAGAGCATCGCCTCGAACCAGTTGGTCGCACGTTCTTTTGCTGTGCCCAAGATGTCACGACCACCAGCACCCTTACCCGCCATCTTGCGTGCAAGCATCTCGCCTTGACGATTGGCATCATCAACCTGCTTCTCTAGCTTGTCGCGCTCGACAGGGTCATCGGCAAACTCACCATCCTCATGTGCATCGATGGGTTCATCGAACCCCTCATCGTTGTCCTCGCCGCCCTCCTCTGGTTCCTTGCGCCCCTTGGCTACGAGGTCATTCATCACTTGAGGAAACGACCAACCGAAGTACTTGCGATCAATGCACAGGTTCTCAGTGGGACGCTCAACAAACTTGAAGTCGGGGTCCATCTCTTCGATCAATGCGTTGACCACATAGTCATGCGCTACGTTGGATAGCGTGGGGTACTTCCTCTTCACGTCACGAAACAAGATGCAATGCTTGAGTGCAACGTGGAAGTTCTCGTGTAGAACGAGGTAGCGCAACTGCTTGCGATTGAGCGGCGTAATGAATGCCGCGCCGTACTTCTTGTCACGACCATTGGTCGCGGCAGTCTTCATCTTCTCGACCACCTCAGACTTGCCCAGCATGATGGTGCCTGCCAACTGCCCGAATGAGGGGTGACGCATGCAGTCTATGTTGACTGCCTGCACCCTCTGCGTAAGAGTCATCTTCTCGAATGTCATTTTGCTTCTCCTAGTTATGGAAAGAATTGTAGCACAGGTTGTCAAAGACTTGACAACCCATGCCGCTTAGGGTTTTCACTTAATCCATGTGCTCAGTTGTTTCTTTGGACACTCCTTCCATAATAAAAATTGTGGTACCTCTACTGGGTGGGATGCAACGTCTGCCTCAAGCACACGCACCAACGTGCCGTGGATAGACTTCTTGAGGTCAGCGGGTGTGACGGGGGCCTCGAGTTCATCAGCAGATATGCTTTGCTTCTGCCCCCCATACCAAGCCACTTGGCCGTCTGCATACGCACGCTTGGATGCCAACACGTTGTACGCTTGTTGGCACAGGTCAAAGAACACCTCGATCTCTCCTTGCGTCTCAGTGCCCTGCATCATGCTATTCAACGCCTCTACGTACTCGTAGTTACTGCCTGGTGCTCTTGCAAAGGGTGTGCCCTGTCTGGCATTTATGTTGGCAGACGTTTCGAACTCTGGCAAACGCATCAGTGCCAAGGTGACGTAGTTGTCGAGCACTTGCTTGATGTGTGCACGTTTGTCTTTGTCGTCCTTGCTAGACACGTGCTTGTAGTGTCGTGTGTGCGCGGACTGCTGTACGTCCAACAGGTTGTCCACGAACGTGATGTCAGCGCTGAAGTCACTCCCCGGCATAGCTCTGCTATAGACAGGCAAAGTAACCTCCTCGCCACTCAACGCGGTCCAAGGAGACACCGCACGCACACCCAACACGTGGTCCATGAAGGCTGTGCTTGTTATGGAGTCGTGCCCCATGTACTGTCTGCGCTCGTGCACCTTGCCATCAATCGTCACAGGCTTATGCAAGCGGCCCATGATTGTGCGATACAAGATCACATCGTAGTAGTCCAAGTCCTCGAACGCGTGGTGCTCGATGCGGTAGTGGTAGTCTGTCTTACGCAGTGGGCGCTGGTTCGTGCTCCACTTTGCGCTACGCACAGGGCCACGCTGATTGAACACCGCCATAGCGGCCCAGTAGCTGGGTACTCTATACACGTTTCCTACTGATGAATACATGATTACTCTCCTTTGTTGCTGGTTAAAAACTCATCGAACACATCTACTACGCGTTGCGCATCCTCTGGTGCCAACGCTGGGAAATCAACTTCCAAATGGTGCACTGAACGTATGTAGTCCTCGAGGTCATAAGACCCATCCTCTTGATCGAAGTTCTCTGCACCATCCTCACCCATGGCTATGAACCGATAGGCCGCACCGACTAACTGGTATGCCTCTTTGTAGTTCTCGGTGTGTGCCTGCACATCAGCGTACGAGTCGTACCACTTCACATCTTCTGCGTGAAAGGTGATGATCGGGTCTCGCTTGTATGAATACGCGCACTCCTCCATCGCTTTCGCAGGCTCACCGCCTTTGGCAAGCGCCAACCCAACGTACGCATCGCGCTTCTCAATGCTCCCGAACTTGATGACGTAGGCTACGTTTGATCTATACCCCATGATTACTCTCCTTTGGTTAAAGTTACTTTGATGCCGTCTGCCAAGAGCTTGCTGATCGCCTCCTGCACCTTCTCCTCAACGATCTCATACACCCTGTCTTGGTCGAGGTAGTCGTTGTTCGTTAAGTAGTTCTCGATCTTGTCGTCAAAGTCATACTCGTCCATCTTGTCATCGAAGTCGTAGCTGTTGATGGCGTCATAAACCTTGTCGTCAATGTCCAAGTCCCGCACCGCTACACGCACTGCCTCGCCCACGTTGTCATCAACGAGCTCTGATAGGTCGTCACGGGTTAAGTGCGTCTCATCGCGCTCATGGTCGATGACCTTATCAATCGCCACGTTCTCTGCGATGTCGTGGATGACCTCCTTGAATGACTCATCGATGTACTTCAAGGCGCTATGCGCTTCAAGCACGGCGCTGACCTTCTTGTCCACTTCTTCGGAGATGTGCGCGTTGATGCCTGCGATTGCCCACTTGACCCACTCTTCTGCGGTGGGTTTGGATGGGCTCGGTGGTGGTGCTTGGATGGGCTCGGTGGCGGGTGCCCCGAGGGTGATGGCTTCTGCTTGTGTGAGTGTGATTGTGTTCATGGTTAGTTCCTTCAAGTTAAAACGCTGGTGAAGCGCACCAGCAACGCGGAAATGCGGACAGGTTGTCCGCAAAAACAGAGCATGACCGATCCCTCTACGTCCCCGGTTTCTCGGGCTCAATCTGGTCGGGGTACAAGACGCTGAAGAAGCGCTTGTTCGATTCAGCTATTGATGTGATCTCGTAGGCTGGGATGTTTTTACCCCAACCCTCTAGCGCCGTGTTCAACAATGACGTGGCTTTCTTTTCATTGGTTGCGTTTATGTACACAGTCAGCGTCACCTCATAGGTGTTGACTGCGCCCTCTCGCATCTCTCTTATCGTTAGTCTTGGCATTTCAACTCCTCTGGTATCTCTACCTCATGGTTCCAATTAGCCACCACATAGCACCGCATGGCGGCGATCAGTGGGGCGGGGCCGTACTCGCGGTACATCTTGTCAAGTTCCTGCACATACAACTGCCCTCTCCACTCGCCGCTATTTAGGCGGCAAATCTCAATCCCCTCACGCTCAATGATCGGCCCACTTATTGACCAGTCGGTTGAGGGTGAGTAGCGCACATCGTGCCCTGCATCACGAATACACGGCACGCCATCCCAAAAGAACGGCGCATCAAAGCGCCATTGATCTGCTACCCCCAAGATGTACGCCACCATGTAGTCC